AGGGCCGGATTATTGGGGCCCGTGCCCTGGCGCACGTATAGGCCCGCCGGGAGCCTTATCCCGGCAAAATAAAATTTGTTGCCTTTTTTATATGTTTATCAGGAGAGGAGGAATGTCTATGAAAATTAGACTTATATGCGAGAAATGCGGAAATGAATATTTTAAAGGTGTTAGCGGCCCTCAAAAGGAATATTGGAAACAGTTCAAGGATTCCGAAAAGGGGCTTTGCGATAAATGCTATGAGGAAGAAAAACAGAGACAGAGAGAAAGAGAAAGCGCAGAAGCTGCAGCGAAAGCAAAAGAACAAGGTTTACCTCCGCAACTGATGGCCGAAAAAGAGAAACCGGATCCAGTCGCCGTAGATGCAAAGACCGAAGCTACAGTTATGCCTGAATATGCAATCACCGCGGCTGCCGCTGAAATATGTGTATCTGAAAGCAAAATAGTTGCACTTTTCGAAAAAAATGATGTTTTTATCAAGGTAGTCAAGTCATCAGGGTACAAATGGACAGGGGTTGCTTGGGAAAAGCAAATCAATGAGCTTACCGGTTCAACTGCAGACAGAGCAGCAGAACTCGGAAATAAGCTTCTTAATGCCGGAATTCCTGTCATTATCATGGATGAAAATATTAGAAAGGCGGCCATAAGCGGCGAATATGAGCCTGAATGTAGCCGCTGGATTTTTAAGGTCGATGAAAACAAACTCAAAATCAAATGGGGAGGATATGACAGTCGTCTGTACGATGTTGCCCGGAAATTGCCGGGTAGCAAGTGGGATAATGGCGTGGTTGTAAGTGTTTCACACTATCAGGAAGTTGAGGAATTTGCGAAGTTGTATGGTTTCAGGTTCACTCAAAAAGCACTTGAAGCTATTGAAGCTGAAAAACAGCGTATAGCACAGATTCAAATTGTGAAACCGGCTCAGGTGGAAGATAGTGAACAAAAGGACGGACTGAAAGAGATTCTGAATTCTCCCAGTGACATTTTACCTGACCTGTTGGATGATCGAGGGTGAGAAATTTGACATTTACAACAGAATTACTCCCACATCAAAAACAAGCTGTAGAAAAACTCCGCCATGTAAAGGTTGGAGCTCTATATATGGAGATGGGCACCGGGAAAACCCGTACTGCTCTTGAACTGGTTAATCTCAGGTTGGAAGCCGGAAAGGTTGATCGTGTCCTTTGGCTCTGCCCGTGTTCGGTGAAAGAAAGCCTTCGTCGTGACATTATCAAACATACTGGAAGCGACCAGAAGGGGATAATCACTATTTGCGGCATTGAAACTCTTTCAAGCAGTATCAGGGCAAATATTCACCTTCTGGATTTGGTTCAGTCAAAAAATGTTTTTCTTATCGTTGATGAAAGTATACTCGTCAAGAATCATCGGGCGATTAGAACTCAGAATATTATGCGCCTGAGTGAATACTGCAAATATAAGCTTATTTTAAATGGTACACCAATCAGCAAATGTGAAAAGGACCTGTTTGCCCAATGGTATATATTAGACTGGCGCATCCTCGGTTACCGTTCATTTTGGAGTTTTGCAGCCAATCATCTTGAATATGATCCAAAAATCCGTGGAAAGATTGTGAGGGTTTTGAATGTAGATTATTTGGTCCGCAAGATTGCTCCGTATACGTATCAGGTGAAGAAATCTGAATGCCTGGAGCTCCCATCAAAAACTTATGATGTCGAATACTATCGTCTTACACGGTCGCAGCGTGACCATTATGACGAGGTGGCCGATAAACTGTTATTCAGTCTTGAGCTCAGGCCTTATACAATTTATCGTTTATTTGCAGGCCTGCAAAATGTGATTGCCGGATTCAGGGTTATTCTTGATGATGAAAAAGGCCATATGCAAACAGAACCATTTTTCCAGAATCCAATGGATAATCCCAGAATGCAATTACTTTTTGAACTGTTAGACAAGACAGATGAAAAAGTAATTGTGTACTGCAAATATACTCAGGAAGTATCAAATATAGTGAAAATAGCGAATGAGCGGTACGGCGAAGGTTCAGCTGTGGCATTTTACGGGGAACTGAATCAGAAAAAACGCCAGGAAAACATACGCAGATTTGAGGAAGATGCCCGGCTTTTTGTTGGCATAAAGGAATGTGCTGGTTTTGGGCTGAATCTTCAATTCTGCAGCTATATTATCTATTATAACAACGATTGGAATTATGCGACACGTTCCCAGAGCGAGGACCGGGTTCACAGGATTGGCCAAACAAAAAATGTTCATATCATTGATATTTGCGCAGCCCGAACCCTGGATGAACGAATCCTCCGGTGTTTGTGGAATAAGGAGGATTTAATTGATAGTTTTAAAAAGGAAATTGAAAAACAGAAAGACAAAACTGAATTTGCGGAGCTTTTCATATACAGGCGAAACAGCAGAGGAAAACTCCGGGTAAGGGATACACGATTAGAAAGGATTGAAGCATTGAAGGAGTTGAGCGAGAATGCCTAAGATATATACTGATAAAAATGTATTGGAAGCTGCCTTGGAACGATACGATATCATATTTGACAACTTTGAGAATGTGTACTTTTCAGTTTCAGGCGGCAAAGACAGTTCAGTTATGTTGCAGCTTGCAGCTCGGAAGGCCCGGGAATACAACCGGAAAATTGATGTTTTGTATATTGATCTGGAAGCACAATACAAGGCCACTATATCACACATTGAGGAATTAGTTTTCGATGTGTGCCAAGATGTAATCAATAGGATGTATTGGGTTTGTCTGCCCATTTCCCTCCGAAATGCCGTATCTATCCTACAGCCGAAATGGATTTGCTGGGATAAAAAGGACAAAGATAAATGGGTTCGGGACATGCCCGACAACAAGTGGGTAATCAAAGAGGAAAATTGCCCGTGGGATTGGTTCCGGCACGGTATGGAGTTTGAGGAATTCATCGTTCTGTTTGCTGAGTGGTACAGTCAGCAGCATGGGGTATCAGCTGCAGGCATTGCAATACGGGCGGATGAAAGCCTGAACCGGTTCCGAACAATCATAAGCGAAGATAAAGAACGATGGCAGGGATATGGATGGACGACAAGAGTCAAAGTTCATCAGCGCTCCGTTGATTGTTACAACTTCTTCCCTCTTTATGACTGGCGGGCGGAAGATATCTGGGGCGCTGTGGCAAAATTAGATTTAAGGTTCAACTACATATATGAACTCATGTACAAAAACGGTCTGTCAATATATGAACAACGGCTCTGTCAACCATATGGAGACGATCAGCGGAACGGGCTGGATCAGTTTAAAGCTTTGGAACCTGAAACATGGGAAAAGGTTCTCAACAGAGTCAATGGAGTTAACTTCGGGAATATTTACGCCCGGTCCAGTCTTTTAGGCAATATTAAGTCTGAAAAACCTGAACGCATGACATGGGAACAGTATGCGGTGTTTCTGCTTGAAAGTATAGGTCTTTACGCACCGGAATTGGAAGAACATTATTACAGAAAAATCAAGACATTCCTGAAGTGGTATGAGAAAGAGGAAGGCCTGAAGGTCGAGAATATCCCGGATGAAGCAGATAAAAAACTCGAAAGTGCGAAACAGGTTGCCAGCTGGAGAAGGATTGCCAGAGCTATAGAAAAGAATGATTTCTGGATGGGTCGGCTTTCATTCAAGCAAACAAAGTCGGACGTACAGAGGTTATTTGAACTTAAAAAGAAATATAAAAACCTTATATATGGGAAGGACACTGATTCTAAACCGTTAAAAAGAATTGCGGAGGTGTTAAACAAAGATGATTAAAGAACTTATTGTAAAATTGAAGGATGAACTTAGGAATATGCCTCTGGCAGAAAGAGTTGAGGTGTTGAATGAAATAAAATCCGAACTAAAGGAAGTTTCCCCATTCTCTGAACCTGTCGATACAGTATTGTGGATTCCAGCAGAAAAGGTCCATGCGAACGCATACAATCCAAACAGAGTTGCAAGCCCGGAGATGCGGTTGTTATATACTTCTATCAAGCTTGACGGATACACACAACCCATAGTAGCCTATAAACTGCCGAATGGCGAATATGAAGTTGTGGACGGCTTTCACAGAAACAGAGTAGGAAAAGAATACAAGGATATCAAAGAAAGGGTCCATGGATACTTACCCATCACAATCATAGACAAACCACTGGATGAACGAATGGGAAGCACAATTAGGCATAACCGGGCAAGAGGTACGCATCAGATTCGAGGTATGAGTGACATTGTTCTGGAGCTGGCCAGGGAGGGTTGGACCGATGATGAAATTTGCAAAAAGTTAGGTATGGAACTTGATGAAGTGATCAGGTTGAAACAAATCACAGGCCTAAAAGAAGCTTTTGCGAACCATGAATTTTCAAAGTCGTGGGAAGAATACGAATCCAAAAGAAAGGAGAGAGAAAAGGCCTATGAGAGAATTTAAAGTTGGTGAGTTATATAAGCCTGGTATAACTCAATACATGCAAGGCACACGCTTTGACTTCCTACAATCCGGGGCAATTCTTGAACTTTATTTTCACAGACCAACCGGTGATGAAATTCAGGATGTCACAAGGGGGAAATTCGAAATTGGCTTCTATGAACGTGGAAGTGTCATATTCGTGCTGTTCCGATTCGGTGGTTGGCAGTGGATGGATGCGCCGTATTCGGTTCATCTATCACAGCCTTTCACATTTGAAGAGCTCAAGGAAGGAACGGGCTATGGGCTTACTGTTTTCCTTATTGATTCAGCAACAGGAATCCTCCGTGGGATACGATACGTAAGATTACCGACTGATTTCTCACGCAAATTCAGGGAAGCTGTTGAGCGCCAAAAGACTAAACCTTTTGACAAAGCGACCTATGATGCCGAAATTGAACAAGTATACAGAAGCTATTCACCTGCCGACCTTGCAAAGTACGCTGATGCATTTTGCAAAATAAAATAATTGGGGGAGACAAGTATGAAACGAATACAAGTGTATCTGCCGGAACCAATGACTAAAAAACTGGATGAAATGGCAGTAAAAAAGGGAGTATCCCGAGCAGAAATTATCCGACGGATTATCGAGGGGTATCTTGAAAAGAAAGAAAAGGAAGCCGAATGAGCTTCCTTTTATTTTTCCGACCAACTCAATAATCGCCATTGCCCTTGTTCAGGTTCATACCGGACAAGTATTTCATAATTGTTTTTGACTTTTACTCCGATGGAGTTTTGGGCTTGAATCCACATATTTACGGCATAAGTATAGTTATCATCAACGAATATTGTTGTTTCTTCAAAAGGCGCAAATTCTGCATCATCAGGTACTTTTAGAGCATAATTTTTCATAAGGTATTTTGCTGCTATATATGCTTTTTGTTCAGGTGTTTCTGGTAATTCTGACTGTTTTGGTTCCCACAGTAAAGCAATTAATGTAGTCCATAAAATAATATTGGCAATAATAACACCAATTAAAATTCTATTAGTTCTTTTTTTATTTCTGACCTTGACAACTGTATATTTTATCTGCCCGCATCCTTCGCAGGTTTCGGGGTATGAAGATAATACAACATCGTCTTTTGTATAATTTTTATTCTCTAACTTATTATAACATTTTAAACAATACTCTGCCATTGTATAACACCTCCTATACCCACATTATTCCATTGATTCAGTTTTACGTCAAGCGTAAAAGTTACGTTTCA